CTATACCTCTTTCAACATCTCCTTTGGAGAATCCATCTGTTATACCAAGTATAGAAAGTACAGATGTCTGTTTTATACTACCTCCTGCATCAAGTTTACCTATTTGAGCAAATACAGATGGTATAGTAGAAAGAACAGCAGTCATATTAGATTGGAGTGTTTGTATAACTGTTGGAGAAAGATTCATGTCTTTCCATGCTCTTATACCTTTTGCAAGTAACCACATAGATCCTGCCATCCCTACAAGAGCAGTAAGTTTTCCAGGGAGAAGTACAGCATCTTTAATTCCAAGATCAGAGAATGCCCCAGATACTCCATTTACCATACTTTTAAGAAGATATCCGATATTATCCATAGCCATTGGATCTGTATCTGCCACAGAGACAATGCTTTCTATTCCTTTTCCAATTACCCAAAGACTAGCACCAATAAGTCCAAAAGCAAGTGCACCAGACATAATAAGTGGAGAAGCATATCCAGCCAGGGCGAATACGGATCCAACTCCAAATAGGAAGAGTGGAAATTGCCAAAGGAAATCTGTAGGTACATCTACCCATTTCTCACTAAGGTATCCAAGAGTAAATCCAAAGACAAGGAGTGAAAGTGACATAAGTCCTACAGAAAGTGATCCCTGTAAAATCTGCGAAGAGACAAGACCTGCCAGGGCGAAAATTGCTCCAAAAGTAATAAGTGCAAGACCCACTCCAAGAAGTCCAGATGCTGTACCCTCTGGCATCGCCTGTATAATTGCAGAACTTAGAACAAATGAAGCAGAGAAGACAAGTAAGGAGAGCCCCATTACAGCAACAGCAAGTGATCCCTGCTTAATTTGTGGTGCAAGTAGTCCTACACCTGCAAAAGCAAGTCCAGAAAGTACCATCATAGAAAGTCCGACTGCTATACCTGAGGCACTCTCTACTATCATTTCTCCAACAAGTGAAAGAATAGCCATACTGCCACCAAAAATAAGCATAGAAATACTAATTTGTTTAACTACAGAAGCACCTCTTTCTATACTGTTCTCTGGAAGCATTCCAATAAGTGACATTGCACCTGCTGATAGCAAGAGAAGTCCAAATCCTGTAATGATAGCAGTAGGTGTAACAGGAACATATTCTGAAGCCACAGAGAGTAGCATAAATGTTCCTGTAAGATAAAGAAGTCCAATAGAAAGATCTTTCATAGACTGTTGCATTCCCTGGAACTTTGAATGATTCTCGACTGAGGTAATTGCCATAAGTGAAAGAAGTGGAAGAACCACAGTAGTTGCCATAAGAAGTCCAGGTACAGAAGTTATCATAAGTGGAGCAAGAAGTGTAAGAGTAGCACCCACTTTGAAAAGAGATGAAGTTATAGAACTCACATCTGTAAGTAGTTTTTCTGTGCCTGAGAGATCTTTACTTATATTAGGAAGAGATGAAAGACTCTTAATTATATTTTCTGCAATAGGCAAGGCAAGTCTACTTGTTATAAGTAAAGGAGTAGCAAGTGTAAGTTTAAATCCAAATCCAAGAAGTGCAGATGAGATACTGGACATAGTGGAAGACACAGAATCTATCTTTGTAATATCTATATCTTTAATTACATCTGTAAGTTTGGAAAGTGTATCGGTTATGTTATTAATAGCAGAAGCATTAGTATCTTTAACCTTACTCATTGCAGTAAGCATACCTGCTACACTGTCATAAGTAGCAGGATCAAGAGATTCTATTCCATTCTTTTTAGAATTTTTAGCCTTAGAATTTGCACCTATTGTGGAAGAATCTACAGTTTGTGTAGGAGAATTTGATTTGCTCTTCTGTTGAAGCATAATAAGTTCTATTCTTCCAATAGAGTCATTTATATCAAGAAGCAGTTTTTCTGTCATTACAAGAAAATTTGCTCTATATATCCTTTTAAAAAATGTTACCGAAAGGACAAGGCTTTCGGTAACTCGGGCTGAACAGGGTGACAAAGACCCTGCCCATAATTTCTAAATAAGTGTTTAAGAAAAAAAGTTAAAATCAGATAAAAATGATAAAGAAATCACTTATCTTTTATTTATCAAGATAACTTTGAATATTTTTGAGTTTACGGATATCCTCCTCAGTAGGGCTTGAGTAAAGAAGAATGGTATCCTTTGTATCTGCTTCTATCTTCTGGGCATACAAGTCCTTAGCCTCTTTTGAAATAGAAGAAAGTGGGTCTTTCTTGTCTTCCTTAGAACAGTTACCTTTTGTATAAACCCAAGATGGAAGTCTACCTGTGTAACTTCTTGAAAGAACAGAATGAATAACTTTTGTACCTATAGAATAGGGAACAAGTGAAAGTTGTGAGGCTTCCACTGGATACCTTATAGAGAAAAATCTAAGAAGCATAAAATAATGTTTCTTCTTTATAGAGTCTTCTACTTTCGAGAATTTTGCCTTATCAAATATTACATTTCTATATTCAAAGAGATCCATAAACTTAAAACTTTTTAAAAATATTAAACATCTTTAAAGTAGACATTTCCTGTGGAATATTCTCCTACGAGAGCTGTAAGTATAGAAGCATAACTTTTATTTTTTACAGAAGATGAAAGTATCTGTTTTATAGTATTTAAGATTGTAGTCTTTATATGAAGTGGATAAACAGATGGACTAAGGTAACAGGCTTTTATATTTCTTTCAAGTCCTTGATTAATCTCCGAAAGTACCTGCATATCAGATGGGTCATCTTTTGTACTTACAGTTTCTACCATACTCTTTGCAAGTGATATTCTATCTACATGGTTTTCTACAATCTTTGGAAGAGATAAAAAATTTCTCTTCTCTTCAAGAAGCCTTTCCACTCTCTTCTCTGTAAATCCAAATGTACTCTTTCCACTTTTAGTAGTATAAGTGTAAGCACTTGGTACATTATCGGATTTATCCCCAGATAGAATTTTTACAAAAGAAATTTTTTCTGGATCTATAACAGTGTGAGCCATAGAAAAAACAGATAGATTTCCAATTTTATCAAGTGAGAAGATGTCGACTGCTGTCTCTGGTATAGGTTTTGGAATATAATGCATCTGATCGAACTGATTATACATTACCACATATTTTGAGAAGTCATCTTCTGCTCTAAGTAGTTGGAAAAGATCTTTATCCCCAGAAAGGATAAGAGAAGATATTCCCTGTTTATAAAGTAGAAAAGAAAGACAACAGCACCAATCATCTCCCTCTATAGTAGAGGCTTTGAGAACTGGTATCCCAGAGTTTTTAAGAACATTCAAAATATCCGAGAAGACATATATAGCACTTTCCATATCAACTTTTGAATGTCTATCTGATCTATTTGCTTTATAATTTTCATTTCCCTCTATAGTAGTTCTCCAACTTGTTCCACCATCTGCACAGAAAATTAGACCTTTAAGATCTGGATATTGTATAATGGTCGATAAGATAGATGAGAGAATATCTCTTTTAAGTTCTTGTTTGTCCATATCATTTACAGGATATGCAGAGCCAGTAGTCTTGGCAAAGAGTATCCTGTAAAAGATATAGTTAAAATCTACAAGTATGTACATATTTTTATTTGTATATTTTTAAAGTACTATCATGTCCCTTAGGTGTCTACCTGTTCCCAGGAATTTAAGTTCTACATTCTCAAAAGGTTCAACTACTGGAATGATATACTCTGCTATAAAATCTTTAACTTTTGGAGATACACCTGGGAGATCTTTAAGTTTTTCATTATTTATACCTTCCATAGTACCATCTATCCAATTTACAAAATTAAGAGAAATATAGATTTTGTGAGGAGTTTGATTATATCTTATACATTGAGAAAGTCCAAGTTTAGAGAAAGTAAAGACTCTTCTTGGAAGTTTTGTAAGGCTGGTCATTATGGCATCAGTAGGAATCTGAATACCTGCTTCCCTTTCTACCTGTTCCCAAGTGATTTCCTCTTGATCTGAGTATCCACCTCCAGAATTTGATTCTATCTCTTGGTATGGGAATTTTTCACTTTTTACTTCTTCAAAGTACAGGTGTTCTCCTTTATGTAGGTAAACAGTGAATGTATCATCTTCATTTTCTTTTATATGGTCAACAAGTCTATGTTCTTTGTAGTATTCTACTTCTTCCTTAGATACTTGGATTTCATTTTTTGAAAGAACATATTTCTTTGAATTTATTCTTATATTGTGTGCACGGCAATTTATAATTACATTTCCAAGTACAGTTACAGGAAGCATACAATCATTAAGTGCAGATACAACAGTTACATTTCTACTGGTTGTATAAGGATAAAACTCTGGAAGTCCAAGTGAAAGTTGAAAGCCCTGTGCTACTGTAAGAAGTCCACTTTGACCCTTAGATAGCCTCTCAAGAATTTCTTCTGTTGTATCACATATCATACCTGAAAGTTCTGGAACATCTCTTGCAAGTAGAATATTTCCTCTTCTCATTATCTTTCTTCCAAGTGTAGCCCCAGCCCCGGAGGCTGTTGTCCCAGATGAAATTACAGAATGTTTACTTGTATCAATTTCTTCTCCATCAAAACCTGCAAGTCCTTTTTCATAATTTTTATCAAGTGTAGTTGTTATACCTGCAAGTGGAGAAATACCTATCTTCTCTCTTGGTATACCAGAGTCCTGTATTTCTTTAAGTAAAGATTCGAGATTTATAACAGCACCCTGAGTAATGTACATTTTCTCAAATTCTTCATGTCTATGTGCATTAGAATTTAAGTTTTTATAACAATAAGTGAAAGGTGTACCATCTACTTTCTCTCCATCTACAATATGTGATGCTTGGTGCATGAAAGTATTAACAACAAAATCGATATTTGAAGAGTTTGCAGAAATAAATTCTTCAAGTTTTCCTTTCCCAGAACTACCTGCTGATTGGTCAAGAAGTACAGTAAGTTTACCTGGAATGAAAAGTTCATTTAATGTATCCATTTTTTATAAAAGATTTAAATTTTTAAAAATAATATCACAAATAAAATACAAATGTTCCCACCAGTGGGATTTGGTGGGAACAAAACTAAAAATAAGAATAAAATAACTTTTTCTATTTCTTTCCTGCTACTGCATCTCTGATAGGTTTTGCAGGTAAGTATTTTACCACAGTTGTAGCAGGAACATCGATGATTCTTGTAGGATCATTCGGTGCTTTAATCTTTCTTGCAGATCTTTCCTTAGTAGACCAAGTTCCAAGTTCTGGAAGAGCAATTTTGTCTTTGTTTGTAAGTGCCTTAGTAAGCACATTTCCAAATGATGCTATAACAGAAGCAACATCTTTCTTTGTAAAGCCAGTTTCAGTAGCAACTTGGCTGATTACTTCATCTTTTGTCATAATTTCAAAATTTTGAATTAAATTAATAAATTTTTTATCTTTGTAAGAATGTTATAAATTTGTATGTATGTTAGTTTCCCATATAATCAATTGTAGTCCCAAAAACATGAGATATCTTCTTTGCAATTACATTTTTATTCTCTTCTTCTTTATTTTTCTCTTTTATCTTTAAATGGAAAACAGTAACAGGAAGTTTTACATTCATTGGATTGTAAAGTTCTATTTCATAAAAGAGATCTTTCGATTGCAAAAGTACCATAGGAGATGCCTCAAAGAAATAATCAGATATCTGATATTCAACAGTACTTTCAGAAATAGAAACAGTGGTGGCTCTAACATCCCCAGAAATCTGGACTTTCACAAGGTCAAATTTTGGAGTTTTTCCAAGTGAGTCAAGTTCAGAAAGTCCAGGAACTTCTGCATCCAGAATTTTTATGATTTCCTGTAAAACTTCTGTATCTTTTTCTCTTTGTAAAGTTTTTATGTCCGAGTAGTAACTTACAAGATATTCTCTTGTGTCATCTTCTGGAAGTAAGTACTCTGGAATATCTTTAATTTTTGAAATCTTATCTTTTAAAGAATCTGGGACAAAAAGAAGTTGTAAACCAGATAAGGTAAAATTAAAGATTCTATTTTTATAAGAATGATTAAAGTTACTTTCTATTTTTACAAGTCCCTTACCTATCTTCTTTCCTATAATATCAAACATTCCAATTTCCTCCTCCACAGTACCATCCTGTTCATTTTTGTGAGTAAGTGTGAGTTGTAATGTTACTTTTGGAAAGTCAGATAGAATGTTTGTAATAGAAACAATCTTAAATAAGTAATCAAAAGATTTATTTTTTGGAGAACAAGGGTATTCTATTTTTGGAGTTTTATATCTCCAATACACAGACATTCCAGTAGGAACTTGAATAACTTGAATATTCCCTGTATCACAAAGTGAAAGTGTTTTATATTCTCCGGGATCCAGAGACAGGGTAGATGTTCCACCTGATATGTCTGTACCCTCTGGAAGAGATAAAAGACTCGAGCAGAGTGGTATATTTATAGCAGGTGTTCCAAAAAGACATGTTCCATTTTGAAAACCTATTTGTGTAGATTTTTTATTT